AAGGCATCGACAATGGTCACCGTGACGACTGTCGTAGAGGTGTAAGCGGTGATTGTCGCAAGCCCCGCCCCGCTGGTTATTTGCCGCCCCACGTCGGACGCGACGAACGACGCCGCGGCTGCCGTGGCCGTGCGGCCTGTTCCAACCGTCGCCAACGATAGCGTCAGGGTCGTCGCCGGCTTGTCACCCTTTTCCTCGCTGGGCTGCACCTGCCACGGCACTGCCGACAGCTTCCAGCTTGTGTTCGAATACCGCACCAGGCGATACACCGGATAGGACGGGTGGAACATGAACATGGTGTCCGCGCTCTGGACATAGTGGATGTCATCGAGCTCGGTGTCCTGGTACGGACTGGCGACCTCGACCGGCGTGCCGGTGTCGAGGATCTGGCCGGAAGTGTTGTAGAACCGGACATAGGCGTCGCCGAACTCCAGAACGAACGCCTGCGTCCTGTTGAAGATGAACGGGATCAGGCGCGAATACTTGGCGCTGTCCTTGGTCTCGGCCACATATCGCAGGCCGGGGGATCGCTTGGCCCCGCCATGCACCTGCGGCACGGCGTTGAGACAAGTCTTGAGACCGTTCTTGAACCGGGCGACATCGACGCGACCAAGCAAACGAGGGGAAATTTCCCCAGCCGTGAAATTGGTCTGGATGTAATCGACGCGCGCCACTTAGCGCCTCGCCGAGAGGAACGGGAAATCGCCGAATTCTTCGGGCGGGTCTTCCTGCCCGTCTACCGACTTGGCCTGCCTCAGCAGCAGGCTGAATTCCTGATACAGCGAATCCCGCAGGCTGGTGCTCTTGGTCAGGGCGTAGGCCATCGAAAACGCCATATACCTGGTCATTGCCTCGACCAGCTGAGAATCCCACGACGCCACATCCTCATTGTCGAAGATGTATTTCAGGTAAGCCGGATTGTCGTCGATCAGTATCTTCCGGCCTTCGAGCCGGTATTCCGGTGAATCTCCGTCCTGTCCGACCGACAGCACGCGCAGGCAGTCGCCCGGCAGGGTGAATTGATACGTCCAGTCAAAGTCCGGAGCGGTAACGTCCGGCGCCAGAGCGACGCGCTTGATGGCGCAGTTCCACGGATGCGAGCGCAGCACCGCCTGGCGGGAGTTGTCCCACAGGTTCGAGCAGGCCGTCGCCCGGTCGCCGCTCTCGGAGAACGACGCGATGGTGCTCTGTCCCAGAAGGATCAGGGCGTTCGAGCAGACTTGAATCTTCGAGGTTGCCATTTAGCCCTCGACAACGAAAAAGAACCGCCCACCCCGTGAGGGGCAGGCGGTGAAGCTGGCAGGCGGGGAGAAGGTCCGCATGGTTGCCAGAGGAGGTTGCTTAGGTGCCGTCCACGTAGCGGATCTTCGCGGTGATGGTGCCGGCCGCGTCAGCCGCACCCGTCAGGGTGAAGGCCACGTCGTACCATACCTTCGGGTCGGCGGTGAGCCCGAGGGCTTCCCACAGGCGGCGCTCGACGTGCGCGATATCGAACACGGCCGACTCGTGAGTGACGTCGACCGCGCTCAGTGCGCCGTCCTTGAGGGACACCGCCGAGGCGAACAGGTCGGCATCGACCACCGCGCCGCCGTTGGCCGCCGTCTGGTACAGGCCGATGTCAGCAATGGTCGTGGTGCCGATGTCGTCCGAGTACAGCAGGATCTGCGACACGCGGGCGTGCGACGGGATGCGGGCAACGCGGTAGACCGAGGCGACGGAATCGCCGTTGGCGGTTTCGACGGTGCCGACGCTCTCGCGCAGACGGCCGTTCGACAGATAGGCGCCAGTCAGATCGACGGGCGTCGCGTCGGCGTTGGTGACCGCCGTGCTCTTGGTGTTTACAACTGCCATGATTTAGCTCCTTTTCTTGGCGTGGGTTAGTTGCAGGCGATCTGCATGACCTTGGCGTCCTCGATGCGGACGGCGCCCAGCGACATGCAGGCATACGGCTGCATGGCGTAGGACTTGTCAGCACGCTCGGTGAGCCGGGTCGTGATTTCCTTGCCGACGCCCAGCGCGACGCCGGACTTGGCCCATGTCAGCACCAGGTCGGACGTGCCGTCGTTGGTGATGCGCTCGGAGGGAACCACGGAGAAGCCGAACAGCTTCTGGCCCTTGGGGATGTCGCCGCCCATCATCGACATGACCGTGTTGTACTGCGTGTCGGTCAGCGACGTATCGGACAGCAAGTCCTCCAGCTGGTCAGCCGAATAGGCGATGTAGATATCCTCGCCGTTCTCGCCGTCGCACTCGTTGGCGCGGTAGTTCTTGCGGGCGGTGATCAGCTTGGCCTTGGTCAGGACAGCGGAGCCGTGCACGATCTTCTGGGCGGCGGGCAACGCGACCGAGCCGGACGAGGAGCGGGCGGAACCGTTCATCGCGGCAATGATCACATCGTCCTTGGCGCGGTTCATGGCGGCGACGCCGGCCTTGAGGTAGTCGCTGGCCGGATCGGCGAGCATCTTCTTCTTGTCCATGTCATCGACCAGATCGGCCCACTCGTAATCGTCGAGGTCGACGTAGCGGGTGGAGTGCGGGGTCTCGATCAGCGGGGTGTCGCCGTGGCGCGTGGTCTTGCGCTGGGCGGCGGTGGCGCCGATGCGGTTCATCTTCTTCGATTCGCCGACGATGCCGGACTCGACAACGACCTTCGACTCGAAGCGGGATTCCATCTGCTGGGACAGGTGGTAGAAGTTCGCCGAGAACTGCGTGACGAACGCTTCGGTTACTTGAAAGCTCATGATTGAATCTCCCGAAAAGGGGTGGAATAAATGAATCGGTCTTTTCGGGTTGTTCGCTCATTTAGCCTAGCGGCCGAGCGGCCCAGGTGCTACGGTGTTCGGTGCTGCGTGCAGGCGGCGTGCCGTTGTTCCTGCGCTGTTGCCGGCTTGGCTGGCCTTGCGGTTGTTCAGCCTTGCCGGGGTTGGTGGGCTACTTTCTGCACGATCCAGCTATTCGGCTTACGCCTCCGGCTGATCCGGCTTTATCAGAGCCGCGCAAATTTCGCCCATTGATCTCATGCCGCCTTGCGCTTCTTGGCGGCTTCCATTGCCTCGTAATGCTTCGTGACCTTGGCCTTGACCTGCTCGTGCTTGGGATGCTTCTTGTCCCAATACGGCGAGTCCTTGGCCATCAATTCGTCGATGCTCTCGGCGGCCAGTATCGAATCGCCACCGACGCCGGGGTCTTCCTGCATCTCGCGCCCGACCTTGGCGAGGATCTTGATCACCGCCGGCATGTTGCCGATCCGGTTGATCTCCTTCGCATCGGACTCGTCGGCGTAGGCGTTGAACGCCTTGAACGCCAGGCGCACGTTCTCGGTGGTCTTTTCCGGTGTGCCGTAGTAGTCCTTCAGCGCGGCCTCGGCCTTGCCCCTGCCGTAATTCACGGCCTGCTCGGCGATGCCAGGGATCATGGCGGTGTATTTCTCCATGACCGCCTGGTATTGCTTCTGCGTCAGGCCCAGTGCGTGGGCATCCTTGCGGAATGCAGCGGCCTGATCCGGATCGAGGTCAAACGCTTCCATCCCGGCCGGCGGCTCGAACTTGTATTCGTCGGCCTCCTTTGGCGGCAGGCCGGTGTCCTTCATGCGCTGTTCGAGTCCGGTGTAGGACTTCGCCCAGGCTTCGTGATTGATCTCGCCCTTGGCGGCGTCCCAGAACTTGGCCGGCACATGCGCCGGACGGCGGGCGTCGGTCTCGCTGGCCTTGAGCGCAGCCTGTTCGACGGTCGTGGGCGGGGCTTCGGCATCGACTACCGGCGCGGCAGCAGCGGCGGCAGGGTCGTCGCCCTTGCCCAACGATTCGAGGATGCTGGATTCGGCTTCGACTCCACCGGCACCCGTCCCGCCTTCGGTGCCATCCGTGGCCTCGTCCATCAGCACCCGGCCCAGCATCTTCCGCATCAGTACAGACATTCGTTTCTCCTTAAAGTGTCGGCGGGAACTTGGGCGCCCCGCTCTCGACAGAAACCACCGTGTCCAGGATGAACCGGATCACGGACCGTTGCCCTTCGTGGTACGCCGTCAGATCGGCATGGCCGGTCACGAACGACGGGCGCGCATCGAACCGGGCGATCAGGTCATCCAGCACCGTCGCGCCTTCGTGGTGACCGACGAGCGCCGCGTGGTAGGTGTTCGGCGTGACCGGCGTCATGCTGCTGCGCCTTCCATGATCGGCTTGACGTAGAAGTCCTTCTGCTCGTCCTTGACCACGCGATACAGGCACTTGATCAGTTCGTCCAGGCGCGTGAACCACGAGTCGTAGACGTTGCCGTTGATCTCGACGCGGCACCAGTGACCGAAACGCTGCACCGGCTCACCCTGCTGCCCGTCGTACAGGTCAGCACCACCGCCTACGATCCGGGCGCCAGATAGCGCGCCAGGGGCGTACAGCTTGGGTACGACCTTGAGCATGAGCATCTTGCCGGTGAGCTTGAGGTTGATCATTTCCACAGCATGGATCAAGTCCGGCAGGGAGTCATACGCTAAAGCGAATATCCGACCGTTTCCGGCGACAAGCTGGCCGGTGCGCTGGCCGAGCTCGATGCGCTGGATGATGCGGAGGTCGGCGATCTGTTCGGTGGAGAGGATCATCGTGCAGAGGGGATTAGGAATTACGCTACTTTCGCCCATTGAAGGTTTTTAACCCGCAATCTAAAAGTTCCAAGAGCATTGCCAACAAGGTATATCTGCAACGAGGTCTTTCCTGCGCCAGTAAGCATATTTGCCGAACCTTTCCCGGCTTTAACTGCTAGCTTCGGAAGCAATATCCTCCCAGACTCAACACCCATAGACGGATGGTCGGTGGAAGCTGTGGCGGCAACAGAGCCAGTAGTTGCATACTCGTTGGTGGCGTCGTCATAGTAGATTCTCTGCCGCCCATACACTTCATAAACGATTGACTGTGCGCCACCTGCCCCATTGTCTATCGTGTAGTCAAAGGATGCCTGCATAACGTCCCCGGCAGCAGCAGTCCAGAATCCACCAGCACCCGCCCAATCGGGGAATATCTCAAACCGCGATGTAAACGCCCCGCTTGCTAGGACGGTAGATGTGACAATAAAGTCTTGAACTAGGTCGCCAGAGCTATCGACGTTTATTGCGTAAGTAGCCGTAGCAGTTCCCGACTCATTAAGAATCGTGTTGAAATTATTTGCCCGGCCAGAAGATGGGGAAAGGAATGATCGGTTAATCCCGTTGGGGTAGGCTAATTTAATGGCTTGCCCTTGTTTCATGGGGAACCAAGGGGTAATTGCGGCATCCGCTAAAGCAGCAACACCTTTTGAGCCAATACGAGAGAGGTGCGTCCCATCTGCGTATGTCATGTCCGTTTTGGCGTACCCATCGTCGGCAGTAGTTACCGAAGAGCTATCGACATAGATAGCCATATTGCTAGGGAATTGCGCCAACCATGATTGCATCGCGGCATTACCGGCCTGCATTTCAGCTAATTTACTTGCGGCTGATGCGCCAAATCCACCTGTTGAGGCATACCCATTTATGTAACTTGCAGCGGCGGCGGCGCACGGGTTGCAAGACTCAAATACAACCGGGATTCCGGCCCCTATAATCTTATCAATTGCTAACTGCAAATACCCGACAACAGTTGCCGCTGAAACGCCAGCGATGTAGTCATTAATACCGAATTGGACATAAGCAAAATCGGGGTTAGACGCGACAAGGTGTGTGACTGATTGAGATGAAGAAATACGAGCAGCACCATTCCAATCGGACGCCAAACCACCGGATATTCCACCGTTGAAGCAAATTTGAATATCGCCACGTCTGAGCATAAGCTGCCCGACAACCTTCTCCCCATTGATGCCGCCTGTCGTCGTTGTAGTTAGGTGCGTACCACCAACATTGCTTCTAGAGTCGCCAAACGTAGCAACCCGATAGGGCGTCATTGCCGCAGTTTGCAATGCAAGTATGGGTGTTCCTGATGCGTCCAGGTTTCTAATCCTCCCGGTGACAGGATCAACATCTGCATAAACCTTGTACGGTCCGCGACTGGGGTCGCACGTCCATCCGCTCGGGCCAAGAACTGCATCTTCCATTTCGTGCTCCTTCGCTAAAAGTTATGCCGCCTTGGGCAATACGGAATACAGGGCCAGCAGGGCGAGTTCCTCGTCCTCCCTAGCCTTCTTCTTCGCCGCAGCGATGTCGTTGATCACCTTCTGCAGGAACCGACGACGCGCAGCGATCTGGAACTGGGTCAGCTTCAGCGGCGAGTAATCGACCGCGAACGCCCTGGATACATCGTTTGAATCGACGGCAGCGGCCTCGGCGGCATCCACGGCATAGACGCCCCACGAATCGCCCCACGCCGGGCCGAATGCCTGACCCCACGCCGAGCTCATGCCGGCCTCCAGGGATCGGCCTCGGTTCCAGATCCGGACACCGGCAGGTCGGACACCTGCTTGATGTTGGCCGCAATCGGCACAGCATCAGCCGCAGCCAGCACAGCCGCCGCGTTGTCGCCAGCGGTCGGCGGGGCGGTATATCCTGCCGCAGCCAGCCTGGTGCTCACATCCGCATCCGTCGCGCCGGCCTCGACCAGCAGCACCATGT